CCCGAAGGACCACTTCTCTTTCCACCGACGAATCGACAGAAAGGAGGAGTCGAAATGACAGATTGGCGTGATGATCACAACTTTTTCGAGAATAAAAAGCAATATTACTCGGTTGGTTGTACGGGTAGCTGGAAAAAGTATCTCAGCGAGCCGTATCATCAAATCAATAGGTCGTTCCGATCCATGGCAACAGCCACTCTTCCGAATGCCTCGGGCGAATACTATTTGCCCACAAACTATACGGCATTCTTCTTTCTTGGAGGTTCAGAGAAATACGAATACTGGGCGAAGTCCCGTGAGACAGCAACAAAGCGCTGTTACATGGGAGAAACTGCGACCAGTCAACCCTGTCCTGGTTTGGAAACTTGGGGATGTAACTCCAATTTCCCTCACCAGCCTGCCGTACCCGGGAAAGTTATCTCTCGGGCGCAGCAGAAGGTGCAAGCCGCCATCAATGATGGCGCCTGGCAACTTGGGCAGTCTCTGGCAGAATTGCCAGAGGCTTTCGAATTTCTCGTCAGAGGCGCGAATACAGTACTTCGCGCATACATCGCGGTCAAGAGCGGAAAGTTTGCTCTTGGTGCAGCGATACTTGGCATCGCCAAGTTCTCTGGCAAGCCAAAGAACTGGGGACAGGTGTGGTTAGCCTACCAATACGGTTGGCGCCCCCTTGTCAACGACGTACACTCGGTTGCCAAAACAATCGAAGAGGGATTCCAAACGGATCCTCCTTTGAGCGTTCGCGCGATCGAGCATGACGCCGACTTTGGCCCACCCACCCTCTATACCAAGTACCAAGGTACGAGGGATTTAGCGGGTGGATCGGTGATTGGACGTTTTGAACGTGGAGTTGAGGTCGGCGTTACTTGTACGCTTTCCAATCCTTCACTTTACCAGCTTGATGCGTATGGGCTGCTTAACCCTATTCATCTCGCATGGGAACTTCTTCCACTTTCTTTTGTGGTCGATTGGTTCTTCAACGTCGGAAACTTCTTACAGGCACTTACAGGTCACTATGGCCTTAGGTTTAACCATGGATACCAAGCAACTTGGTGTAAATGGTCTGTAAGAATTCCCTATCGCCTGACTTCTTATTATCAGGTGGAAGGGGATATACCAGCAGTAAGAGCCGTTCTACATTCCTCACATCGTGAGGTTTTGATCGGTTTCCCAATGCCGGTACCTTACTGGGACCCAAAACTTAACAAGTCTAAGGTCACCAGTCTCTTCGCTCTCATTGCTAACTGTAGGAAATAACTTCCTATAGGGCTAGCAACAACGCAAGGACCCAAGATGGCCCAAGCTGCGAGCATCACGATCAATGATCGTGAGTCCACTCCTGTGGCACATGCTTTCGTGCCCCAGAAAATCGAGACTGAGTTGGCGACTTTCGCCCAGCTCAATGGTTCGCCTCTTAAAGCGAACGTACTCTCGATTTCGCGTCGCTCCACCGAGTCCGGACTTGTGAAGGTCCGTCTTCGTCTGGCGATGCCCGTCGTGTCGACTGACACTTCGACTGGCGTCGAGATCAACACTCTCCTGCGTACGGCGTACGCTGACCTTCAGGTCACGTTTGCGCCCGACAGCACGCTCCAGGAACGCAAAAACCTTATTGGCATCTTTGCCAACGGTCTCGCGGAATCCCAGACCGTGCTTGACAGCACGCTTACCGGCCTTGAGAACGTGTTCTGATGGCACGCCGATTTCAGCATAAGCTGCGTCGGCTCGCTATCATTGCCGTCCTTTCGGTCTTCCTTCCTGTGCTTCGGTTTCTTTGTCCGAGGCGCGAGGAGGATGGATGAGTTGCGATTTCGCCACAATAAGTGGGATGAGTCTGAGTTTGGTGATATTGGCACTTTGCCTGTTGATCCTTCTCCTTTCTGATTGAGAGGACAGACTATATCATCGCCACCTGGATGATCCAGGTCCACCGTGAACACAAAGTGTCTCGGTGTCTAACTTCATAAGGAGTAGACGAATGTCAGTTCCACGAAGAAATAGGCGTAAGCCTGTAAATGTGGCATTACCAGATCATGTCAATGCGAGTTTCCTTGAGGGCCTTTTAGGGGCTTTAAAGGATACCGACTTCAAAACTATGTATCTTCGGGAGGAAATCCTCTCGAAGTACTTAGACGAGAAGTTAGTGCCCGCTAGTGATCGACGAGCACGAGCCATAGCGAAATGGCTCGCGTGTGAGCAGACCAACGCAAAGACCAACTTGCGCCTTATGCACGATGAGTGCTTAGACGGGCGTGACTTTGGTTGGACGACATCGGACGATTTTTTCGCTGATGTGCGCTCCTTAACTTTGCGAATCTTAGGTAGGATTCCCGATGATGGTTCAATTGAACCTGAGGGGTACCGTCCGAGGCGTATCCTTGATGGATCGTTTCACACTAACGGTGCTTCTACCCGAGTTCCCCGTAGCCCTTTAGCTGCGGTGGAAAAGCTCACTGGTGACGTACATTGTTCTCAAAGTGCGCGACCATACTGGGACGAGCTGTCGCAAGGCAGCTTACTTCAGTCCCAGAGTGTTGTGTCTACCGAGAGTTCGGTGTTGTTCACCGTCCCTAAGAAGAGTGATATTGACCGTGTGGCTTGTAAAGAGCCCGAGGCCAATATGCTGTTGCAAAGGTCTGTCGGCGAATATATCCGCCGTCGTTTGCGTAGGTTCGGTATTAATCTTAATGACCAAACCGTTAACCAAAAGCTTGCCCAATCTGGGTTAGCTCAAGGCCTCGCTACTGTGGACCTTAGTTCAGCTAGTGACTCAATCACTTGGAAATTGGTGATGCTTGCATTACCTCCTGAGTGGTGGTCGCTACTCGACGACTTACGTGTGAAGTCGACTAATATCGACGGATCAACCCATGTACTAGAAATGTTTTCTAGTATGGGAAATGGGTTCACGTTCGAGCTTGAGAGTCTATTATTCTACGCGTTTACGCGTGTAATAGCTCGCCGCTCTGGCGTGCGTGGTCGTATCTCTGTGTATGGTGATGACATTATCTGTTCAAACAGATTGGTGCCGAGACTCCGTGTTATGTTCGCCTACTTGGGGTTCAAGTTGAACACTAAGAAAACGAATTATACCGGGCTCTTCCGCGAAAGTTGCGGAAAACACTATCATAGAGGCTTCGACGTCACGCCCTTCTATATCAGAAGGGCGATTCGTTCACTTCCTGATTTGATTCTACATCTGAATCACCTCTTGGAGTGGGACGGTCGAGGGCTAGGATTTTTCGTAAATCCTGATCTCGCTCGTTTTCATCAGTATTGGTCTTCTTACGTACCTCGCCAATTGCACGGCGGGGTGTCCGTAATGGATCCATCTGCTTTGGTCACAGGGGGTAAACCCCGTAAACGTCTTCTTCCGCGAAAGCGAAAACTGACGCGACCAGAGGAGGCCAGTTTAACTCACTGGCTAATGATGAGACGATGTGTCGACATCCCAGTTGACATTGACCCGCAGATCGACGTTGGGTACAAGTATGCCCATATTCGCTTCTGCGAGGGACGGACCTCTTGGACACCCTACCTGATAACTCAGGAGGACTAGCCAGAAGGAGGGCCCACCCGGTAACGGGTGGAGATCGAGCTTCGAGCTCGTAGGGTGGAC